AGAAAACAAGTATTGACCTTTGATGGTAAAAAGTATACCGAAGGCCTTCCAGATATGGAATGGAAAGACGGCAAAGTCGTAGGTTAATTTTATGAAAAATAATTTATTAGTACACAAACATCTTATCATTAGAGCTGAAGCCATGAAAGCTCCTACCGATGAAAAAAAATTAAAAGATTGGTTTGAAGAATTTATTAGATCTATAGATATGAAATTATTTATGGGTCCATATGTTAAGTACTGTCACATGGAAGGCAACCGAGGAATTACTGCAGTTGCAATCATTGAGACCTCACACATAGCCATGCACATATGGGATGAAGTTAGTCCATCACTAATGCAATTTGATGTCTATAGTTGTGGTGAATTAGATGTCAAAGATATCTGTAACAAAATTAAAGAAGATTTTGATGTCAGTAAAATAGAATACAAATTCTTGAATCGAGAAACGGGATTGCAAGATATGCAAAATAATTTTTAGTGTGGTAGTAGTTGGTTTAACGGTTTAATAAAATTAGGACTAAGAGAACCGAACCAACTACGATATTGCTACCAAGAACCTACCACTATCCTTTATGATTACCTCTCGTCCTATTCTGTAATTCTTTAAATCCATTCTCTCCAATCCTCTCCCATTACTTCATTAGCAATGTTCATTTTTTTACGTAATGCTTTTACTATTTTTTCATCTACGGTTTTAGGGGCTATAAAATCAACATATGTTACTGATTTTTTCTGACCTATTCTATGGGCTCTATCTTCAGATTGTAATCTTTTCTCTAAATCATAACCATTAGAATAATAAATAACAGTATTTGCAGCAGTTAAAGTAATCCCATAACCACCTGTTTGTGGGTTGCCTACGAAAAATCTTGCATTTGATTCTGGATCTTGGAATTTTACAATATTTTCTTGGCGTTTTTCGGAATCAATTGCACCATAGTATTCTACTATAACTTCATTTGGAAATTCCTTATTAACATGTTTGACAATTTCTTTAATATCGTGGACATAATTAGCCCAAATAATAACTTTACCTTCTACTTCTCCTAAAACATCTAACAATTCTCTCATTCTATTATTTTTAATATCAGTTATAGTGCCATCATCATTTTTTAAATGACCACAAGTAATTTGATGTAATCGCATCATTTGTGTTAGTACGTGAGGCGCAGTAGCCATCTTACCTTTTAGTAGAGCGAGGGCCGCGGATTTCATACTAGCATAGGCATGTTTTTGTTCTTCAGTTAGTTCTACTTCTCTTTGAATCCATATTTTTTCTGGTAAATCAAGGCAGTTTTCTTTTAAAACTCTATAAGAAAAAGGAAGTAAAATTTGAGCTAATTCATCTAGTCTTTGATAACCATCTACAATCTGTACTCTACGACCACCAAAATTTCTATTTACCATTCTAGCAAATCTATTTCTAAAGGTATAAAAAGAAGCAAACCCTAGTAAATTTTCATCTAAAAATGCACATTGAGTATATAAATCTAAAGGAGACTTAGTTACAGGAGAACCTGTAAGTATTCTTCTGTACTCAGCTTGTTTTCCTAAGGTAACAATTGCTTTAGTTCTTTTTGCAGTGGGGTTTTTTATAGTAGTAGATTCATCTACAGCCATCATAGTTTTGTGAGTTCTTAAAAATTTAAGAGCAAACTCTAAACCTTTTTTAGAACTAAATGCTTCAACATTCATAACAAGAATGTGAAGATCATAGCCTGTTTCAAATAACGAATCATATTCTTGTTGTTTTGTTTTTGAAATTGCAGCTGTCCATAATACCATCTTAGGTTGTATGTGACTAGCTAAATGATTTGGAATTTCTTGAGAAAACCAATTTCTATAAACACCTTTTGGTGCTATAATTAATGCCCCATTTATTTTACCTTTGTCATAAAGCATAGATACATTGTCTACTAATACTTTAGATTTACCAGTACCCATTTCCATAAAATAAGCATAGTCTGTTTTATCCCATGATTTTTCTAACGCAGTAATTTGATGTGCGTAAGGTTTAGTTTTAAATTTATAGTTCATAATTATTTTCTTCTTTCTAGTTGACAATTATATAAACACTACTATATACACTGTCAAGAGAATAATAGAATTAAATAGAAAGTTAAAAAATGAAAAATAAGATATTTGAATTATATAAACCTAAATCTTTAGCAGAGTTTTTAGAATTTCATAAAAACAATCCAGAAGAAAATTTTGTTTATGTACTACAACATCCACCAGCTAATATAAATATATTAGGTGCATCCGACTTTGGATACTTAGTAATTTGTTTGCCTAATTATGGTCCAGATTCACAAATAGTATTCTCCTCAAGTCCTTTTGTTTTTAAAATGATGAAAAACTTAAGAGACTTTAGAGAACAAGATTACGTACTACTAACAGGAGATCCAGCAGTTATAGGAATTTCATGTGCAATAGTAAGTGATAACACAAACGGAAAATTTAATCTCTTGAAATGGGATCGACGAGAGGCTAAATACTATCCAATTAATTTCGATCTTTATCAGAAAGGATAAATATGAGTAACGATGTAACAAACATGATGCTACAAGATTCAAAAGATCTTTTAGATAATGTAGAGGTAAGTGAGATATCTGTTGAGTGTCAAAAATTAAAAACACTTGAAGATGAAATAGTAACAGCTGAAGAAAAAGTAAAAGAACTTAAACGAAAAGCAGATGATATTGGTTCTAGGGTAATACCAGAATTGTTGTCAGAACAAGGTTTAAGTGCAATTAAATTATCAGACGGATCTTCTGTATCTGTTAAAAAAGAATTTAGGTGCACTCTTCCCAAAGAAGAGGGGAAAAGAGATGCAGCCTATCAATGGCTTCGGGACAACAAGTTAGAAGATATTATTAAAAACAATGTCTTTGTAACTTTTGGTCGTGGAGAAGACGACAAGGCGGAGCAATTGCTTGGTCTTGCGGCTGACAATGGGTTTCAACCACAGCAAAAATCTGATGTGGCTTGGGCAACATTGACAGCCCTTTTCAAAGAGCGTGTCGAGGCCGGTCTCGACATGCCCTCTGATGTTTTTAATACATGGATTAAAGACAAAACTAAAATAACCCGGAAATAACTAATGGAGAATGAGTAATGAGTAATGAAGTAATAAAGAAAGATACTGGATCATTAGCCTTGTTTGGTGAAGATGCAGCAAAAGGTTTTGAAAACATGACGCAAGAAGATATGGCGTTACCGTTTGTCAGAATCTTAGGACAACTATCACCACAGGTAACTGAGGGAGATGCGAAGTATATAAATGGTGCTAAACCAGGCATGGTTTATAATACTGTTACCAGCGAATTGTTCGAGGGTAAAAAAGGTATCAAGGTTATTCCTTGTTATTACAAAAAGGATTATCCAGAATGGTCGGATAGAGGGGACGGACCAGGTGCTCCTGTCGCAGTTCACCTACCGAACAGCCCGGTAATCCAAACAGGTAAGAGAGATGGATCTAAAATTAGATTACCTAACGGTAACTATTTAGAAGAGACAGCTTCTTATTATGTTTTGGTTGAAACAAAGACAGGTGGGATGACACCAGCGTTGATTACAATGAAGTCTACGCAACTTAACGTTAGTAAAAAATGGAATTCTATGATGAAAACCATACAAATTGCTGATGGTAAAGGTGGTTTTGCTATCCCTCCAATGCATGGGGTTGTGTATAACCTAGCATCTGTACTACAAAAGAACGATAAAGGTTCTTGGTATGGTTGGTCGGTAACACAAGACAGAATAATGGGACAAGCAGATAAATCTTTATACCTAACGGCTAAAGATTTTAATGCAAATGTTTCCAAAGGAAACGTGCAAACAAAAGCAGATGTAGAAGAGAAAGCTAAAGATAGTACACCGTACTAAATTTAACTTGGGGGATCGCAAGATCCCCCTTTACAAATACACAGAAAGTAATATATGAATAAGTTCAAACAAATTTTTAGCGGACTAACAATAGCATATGGACAATACCAACCCGGTGACAGAGGAGAGAATGGAACTAAACAAAAAGGTAAAGCCTTTATTGTTCGTAAACATGTTACCGATGAACTCTGGACAGACCATCTTGAAGGAAGAGGACCCGCCCTTGGGATTATCCCTATCACAGAAAATAATGATTGTAGGTGGGGGTGCATTGATATTGACCAATATGACCTTGATCACATTAGCCTCATTAAAAGTATTCGGAGTTTTAAACTCCCTGTAATAGTCTGCCGATCTAAATCTGGTGGAGCACATGTCTTTTTATTCACCAAAGAAAATATTCCTGCATCATTGATGCAATCAAAATTAAAACAAATGTCCGTCATACTTGGTTATGAAGGTTCAGAAATATTTCCCAAACAAACAGAGATTTTAGTGGAACGTGGTGACACTGGAAATTTTTTAAACTTACCTTACCACAATCAAATGAAAGGACTACGTTATGCTATCAACGATATTGGCTCCGGCTGTACACTTGAGGAATTTTATCAGCTCTATGATGTTTACAGTAGGACTAAAAAAGAAGTCGAAGAAATTAAAATCGAAGAAAAAAAAATAGAAGAAGCATTTCCTTCTGGACCACCTTGTCTAAACAAGTTGGCATCAATTGGTTTTGGTGAGGGGTCTAGAAATAATGCATTATTTAATGTTGCTGTATATTACAAACAAGCAAATACAGATACATGGGAAGATGAAATTATAAAAGCTAACATGAAATACATGGAACCACCTTTAAGTAATAATGAGGTTCAACAATTAATTAAATCCGTAAATAGAAAAGGTTATGACAAATACAGATGTAAGGACGCACCTATTAATTCAGTATGTCAATCTGGTTTATGTAGAACTAAAAAGTTTGGTGTAGGTTTTGGAGAAGAAGAAATGCCACAGCTCGGTAGTCTAACTAAATATACATCCACACCTCCTCAATGGTTTTTGGATGTTGGAGATAAAAGAATAGAATTAAAATCAGAACAACTTTACAATGCAGGGATGTTTGCCTTGGCATGTTTAGACCAAGCAAATAAAATTGTTCCTGTACCTAAGGCACAAGATTGGAAACAACATTTTTTAAAACCAATGATGGGTAGTCTACAAGAAGTAGAGCCTTTAGAATCTTTAGATCCTATTAATGAATTAACAGGACTACTTCAAGATTGGACAACCAACAGACAGAGTGCAAGAACTATGGATGATATTTTCAATAAACTTCCATACACAGAAGAAGGATTTACTTATTTTAGAATGGAGGACTTTTTTAATTTTTGTAAAAAGAATCATTGGGAGATGGATAAAATTAAGACAGGAAATTTAATTAAAAGATTAGAAGATGTGTTTGTAGAAGAAACAAGAATAACAGTTAAGAAACAACAACCAAGGTTAATTAAGATTAAGACAATGAAAAAGACAGAAGCATCTTTATCTAAAATACCTTATCAACAAGATGATTTTTAATGTTAGTTAGAATGGATTTAATTACAATAACTTTATGGACAGCCTTATATATTTGGAGCACATTTCTATGAAAGATGATCAGCTAGATCTTTTTAAAAAACCACTTCAGTATATGCAGGTAGATAATAACACTGTAGATGTTGCAGATATTATTCCTAACCACACTATTGTTCCTAAAAGATATTATATTAAACCTATTGGAGGTAACCATCCGTTTGCATCTTACCATGAAAGATTAAATACAGGGGACTTTCCTTACATTGTAGATACTAATTATAAAAATTCAAAAATTAAAGTTCAACATGTAGTGATTAGAGATACTATTGAATACCCTTATGTAATGTTACAATCTTTAGATTTAAGAAATAATAGTTTAAAGAAAAAAAACATAAGTATTTGTATTCATAAATTAGTAGCTAGAGCTTTTTTAAGTCCAGGTCATTTAGATCCTTATGACTATGATATAACAGTTGTAAACCATAAGGATAAGAAACCATGGAACTATAGATTAAATAATTTAGAATTTGTAACAAGATCTGAAAATTCTAAAAGACCAAGAATAAGAACTAAAGAACAAATATTTAAAGTAGGACTAATGAAAGAGTTATTTTAATGCAGTATGATAGAGACGTGGGAGTTAATTGGCATTTAAGATTTAGATTAGAAATAAATCAATTAAAAGATAAATTAGAAAAGACACAATTTAAATTAAAAAGAACAGAAAGGAGGTTAAAGAAATATGAAAACAATAATATTAGGACCACCGGGAACGGGAAAGACAACAACATTGTTGAACTTAGTGGACGAGTTCATCCAACAGGGGATAAGACCTAAACAAATAGGTTATTTTTCTTTTACTAAAAGAGCAGCAACCGAAGCCGCAACTAGAGCTGCAGAGAAATTTGGTTTAGACATAGATAATGATCTAACTAATTTTAGAACTTTACATTCTTACGCTTTTAATCAGCTAGGGATGACAAAAGAAAAGATGATGAAGACAGAAGACTATAGAGAATTTGGCAATAAATGTGGCATACCTATTAAGACAGCTAGGTTTTCTAGTGATGATGGTACTTTTAATTCAGATAACGAATACCTTACTATTATAAATACTGCAGCAGTTAAACGTATGGACTTATTAGAGTACTATGATTCTAGAAAAAATATATTAGACATAGAAAGAAATAC